AATCGAATCTTTTCTTTAATAAGGAGGAAACTCGATGAAGCAAATTTGGAACTGGGTAAAGAACGGGGAGAAGCACCTGACGCTGAACGCACTGGTAGACGCTTTTCTCACGTCATGGCTATTGCTCCTAATGCTAGCAGTAGCATCATCATGGGCAATACTTCTCCAAGTGTTGAGCCATATCGAGCAAATGCTTACAGACAGGATACCCTTTCTGGAGCGTATCTTAACAAGAACCGCTATCTAGATCAACTGATTAAATCTAAGATTGAGTCGGGCGAAACTAAGCAGGACTATAATGAAATATGGTCTGGCATTATTGCCAGCGATGGTTCTGCTCAGCATCTACGGTTTTTGACGCAAGATGAACGCGACGTTTTTAAAACGTCAATGGAGATTGATCAACGTTGGGTTGTTGAACACGCTGCTGATCGACAAAACTTTATTGATCAATCTCAGTCAATTAATTTATTTTTCCGTCCTGATACAAATATTGTATACCTGCACGCGGTACACTTTTTAGCATGGAAGAAGGGTATGAAGACTTTGTACTACTGTCGGTCTGAGAAACTTGGTAAGGCAGACAGAGTATCGAAGCGGATTGAGCGCGAAGTTATCAAAGAGATAGATATGAGCGCAATGGTGAATGATGAAGAATGTATTGCATGCGAGGGATAAATGGGTGGTTATGTAAAAGATGTAATCCTATCCGAACAAGCATTAGAACAGGCAAAAGAGTATTACAAGAATAGTGATCACTGGTATCCAGTTTGGCAGTATTATAACCTATTCCATTTGGACAGGTTAGATGTTACAACAGAAGATTATGAACTGGAATTTCTTAAAGAACTACATAACTACTCTAGAAAATCGCATATCGTTGGATGTTACTTCCTAAGATATCCTCCTGATTCTTTCACTAGATTGCATGAAGATTTTGACTCGGAATTGACGATTGTTACGTTAATAGATTCGAAGGATTTGGTGGGAGGAGAATGTATTATATTATCTGAGTATGAATCTCCTGGTCCCAGACCATCGAACTATGCTTGCGCAAGGCATAATGACAAAGAAAAAGATAAACACGCACCATACGGACTACACATTGTTCCGGACATAGTAAATTTAGAAGATGGTCAAAGTATGATATATGGTCCAGACCTGACACATGGAGTGAGTAAAGTATATCAAGGGGAACGAATAGTATTAATAACTTGGTTTAAAAACGGAGAAAGGAACAGAAAACATGAGACCTAGTCTAGTCAACGAAAGAGAATACTTTAAACCATTTAATTATCCATGGGCATATGAATCATGGTTGAAGCACGAACAATCGCACTGGTTGCATACAGAAGTACCAATGGCAGAAGATGTCAAGGATTGGCAACGCAAACTGTCGCACGAGGAAAAAGCATTCCTCACAAATATTTTTAGATTCTTCACCCAAGGCGACATCGATGTTGCGGGTGGGTATGTTAACAACTATCTCCCATACTTCAAGCAACCAGAAGTGCGTATGATGCTTGCTGGTTTCTGTGCGCGCGAAGCACTACATGTCGCGGCATATTCTCATCTCATCGAGACTCTGGGTATGCCCGAATCAACATACAATGAGTTCCTAGAGTACGAAGCGATGCGCGAGAAGCACGATTACTTCATGGATCTGTCAAATAAGAACGGCACTCCTGAATCAGTCGCTACTAACATCGCCGCGTTCTCAGCGTTTACTGAAGGCATGCAGTTGTTTTCTTCTTTTATCATGTTACTCAACTTCCCGCGTCACGGCAAGATGAAGGGTATGGGTCAAATCGTAACTTGGTCCATCGTTGACGAGACTATGCATGCTGAGTCCATGATTAAGTTGTTCCGCACCTACGTTGAAGAAAATATTGAGATTTGGAACGACGACCTGAAGTCTCAAATCTACGTTATCGCTGAGAAGATGGTTGCTCTTGAAGACAAGTTTATTGATCTTGCGTTTGCGATGGGACCGATGGAAGATTTGACCCCAGAAGAAGTCAAGCATTATATTCGATATATTGCAGATCGAAGACTAATTAGTTTAGGCATGAAGGGAATTTTTAAAGTAAAGAAAAACCCCTTGTCTTGGGTAGAAGAAATGATCAACGCACCTACGCACACGAACTTCTTTGAGAACCGTGCTACTGATTATGCTCGCGGTGCGTTAACTGGGGACTGGAAAGAGGTTTGGGGTGCAGCACAATAGGTTAGACCCTGCTTGGGAAAATAGAGAAGTCAGGGAGCAGTTGATACCTGATTATATCGTTGAGCAACTTCCTGATGAGGACGAGTTATGGTCTTTGGGTAGTCGTACAGAGCAAGGGTGGACATGTAGGGGGCAGGACTGGGGTGAACCCATAAGATGGGTTCATCGCTGCCCAGATTTGGTTGAGTCCGGATTATCACCAGAATCATTGGAGGTTATGCGAGAGCAACTAGATTGCGAGTTTGTTGCTATGTTTGCTTCTGATGCGGAAACCACTATAGGTACTTTAAACTGGCACATAGACGGTTATCATGTCTATGCCTTCAACATAGAAGGTACTACTGAGTGGCAATGGTTTGATATACATGAGGGAAAAATAAAAAGTATCGTATTAGAACCCAAGAAAAATATGATCACTATGCCTTCTGGGGTTACGCATAGAGTCATTTTACATACTCCTTATAGGATGTCTGTTAGTATTATACGGACTGCACATATCAGAGACCTGTCTCAATGAAAATTTTGATCGTAGCGATGGGGCGTACAGGCAGCACTAATCTAATGCGCTGCCTATCTGAAACTCTCAACCTTGAACTTATAGCAGAACCCTTTAACACACATTTCTGGAGAGACCTCGAGAAAAGAGAACCAACGTATAAAGAAGGCGACCCTATACCAGATAACTGCGTATTCAAAACCATGATAGATCATAACCCAAAATGGTTGAATAAAAATGTAAAAAACTTTTCCCATGTTATAGTGCTTGTCCGTGCGAATATTCGCGAGTTGTGTATAAGCGGAGTTAATGCTACAAAGTATGGATATTATCATGAATACGAACCAACAGAATTTCCTTACATAAACAATTTTGTGCATGAATCTAAAAAGTACAAAAAACTATTTCAGTTTGCTGCTTTTCACCCAAAATCCAAACTGGTGTTTTACGAAGATCTATATAACAAGAGCTCGTCCATTGTAGAAAACACAGTGCGTTGGATGAATTTAGGTATAACTAAAGAACAGTTTAACGAAATGCGCGATGGGTACTTGTCGCCATCCAAGAGATTGAGAAAAATTTAATGGAAGACGAAACTTTTTACATAACATGTGAGGTTTGCGAAACTGAATGCGAACTTATTGTACATGATGTTGACGAGATTCCTGCCTTCTGTCCTATGTGCGCTGCACCTATAGAAGTCGACTAATGACTTGGACTTATAACGGCGAGGTATACGATACATTGCCTGAAGATTATTATGGGTTTGTTTACATAATAACAGAAAAAGAAACCCAGATGAAATATGTCGGTAAGAAGTTCTTCTACCGAACCAAAACTCTCCCTATCACCAAGACTCGCAAACGGCGAAAGAAAACTCTCGTGGAAAGCGACTGGAGGACTTACTGTGGTTCCTCAGAGCGCGTGCAGGAGTTAGTAGAGTCAAAGGGGTTAGATGCCTTTACCCGTGAGATATTGCACCTCTGCAAGACGAAGGGAGACTGCGCATACTATGAAACTAAAGAACAGTTTGACCGCGAAGTGTTGCTGAGAGACGACTATTACAATGGTATAATTAATTGTAGAATCTCAAGAAAACACCTGAGTGTGAACAAGTGAAATACTAAATATTTTCGTGAAAGAGGTTATGTATGATTACTGAAACCCAACAGGGCAAGAAGTCTCGTCCTGAACTATATGAAATGCTGGAAAACATTGCGAAAGCAAAATCAAGAAAGGATAAGATCGATCTAGTGAAGTCTTATGTAGGAACGTATCAAGCGTTCGCTGATTATTTGCGATGTGTATTTGACCCCCGCATCAACTTTCTGTTGCCAGAAAGTCGCCCTCCCTTTGACCTTGCTGAAGAAGAACACGTTCCTTCCACGTGGCATAAACAACACATGAAATTAAAATATTTCGTAAAGGGTGGTCCGCAAATGCACGAACTAAAACGAGAAACAATGTTTATAGGCATGTTAGAATCAGTACACCCTCGTGACGCTGAATTTCTAGTAATGATGCTCGCCAAGAAAACAGTATGTAAGGGACTAACTGAAAGCGTGATCAAGGAAGCAGCGCCTCAGTTATTACCTTCTTAGGAGGACATTATTACGGAATAACCGTGAGAAACATCGTTGTTATTGCTAAACTTTAAATTCTTTTAGGAGTCGCCTATGGTAACAACATTTCAATTGGAGAGATTGCGTAAGGATAGCGCAGAACTACAACACTACATTCACAAACTGAATAGGAAAGGAAAAACAAAGTTAGCGCACAAAGTGGAGAAGAAGAGAGTATTTCTCGACGACTATATCTCCGAACTCCAAGAGTCCCTCACGGTTAATTAAAGGAAGGTGATCTATCTCGTGCCCCACTCCGGTGGGGCATTGTTTATTTTTCTCTTTACTTTTTGTATAAATTCACTATAATAAAGCTATCGCTGCCCAGGAAACTGAATACTATGCCAACATATGATGTTAAGACTAAAGAGGGAGAAGAAAAAGAAGTTTTTTGTTCTATCTCCACTATGGAAGAAAATGTAAAATCCGGAGAGTGGCAAATTTTACACAAAACTTCTTCTGCTAGTCTGATCACTCACGCTGGAGGAACCTTATCAAAAGCACCTGATGGGTATAAAGATCTTCTCAAAAACATTAAGAATAACTCAGGTCGCGGCAATACTATCAAGGTATGACTCAAACTAAAAGACATCGGCAAGAGTCTAACTTTAAAATTCGTATAGATAATCTTTGCACATTCGATCCGTTAACCAATAACCAGCAAGTAGCATGGGAAGAGTGGAAGGACGGGCATAATCTTGTACTCAATGGCAGTGCGGGAACGGGCAAAACCTTCACTGCATTATATCTAGCGTTGCAAGATGTACTAGATAAAAGTACTCCTTGGGAAAAGGTGATCCTCGTTCGCTCAGTAGTTGCTACTCGCGACATGGGTTTCCTCCCAGGAACCGCTGACGAAAAACTTGCACCGTTCATACAACCCTACATTGGGATATGCGACGACTTATTTAATTTCGGTGGAAGTTATCAACAGTTAGTAGACCAACGTATTATTGAGTTCTACTCAACTTCCTATATAAGAGGTACGACCTTTGATAATGCTATCATCATTGTAGATGAGATGCAGAATCTGACGTTCCATGAACTGGACTCAGTGATTACAAGGGTCGGACTGGACTCTCGCATAATTTTTGCGGGAGATTTTTATCAGTCGGATTTTACGAAAGAATCTGATAGGAATGGCATTCAATCGTTCCTATCTATAATAGAAGTAATGAAAAATTTTTCAATAATTGAATTTGGTTGGGAAGACATCATTCGTTCTGATTTTGTTAGAGATTATATCATGACAAAAGAGATGCTTGCTAGGAGCAAAAAATGAACAGACAAGCAGTTTACGAACAACTCAAGATCGACGAAGGAGTTGAGTATGTCATATACAACGATCACCTCGGTTACCCCACGTTTGGAGTTGGTCACCTTATCCTCGAAAGTGACGAAGAGCACGGAAGGGCAGTTGGTACTCGAGTCTCGGAAGAAAGAGTTAAGGAGTGTTTTGAAGCAGACCTTGAACTTGCCATCGGAGAGTGTCACGCTTTATACGAAAGAGGGACATTTGACAACTTACCAGACGAAGTCCAGCAAATCTTGGTTAATATGATGTTCAACATGGGTCGTACACGACTAAGTAAGTTTAAGAAGTTTAATGCCGCGATCCTAGAAGGCGACTGGAAAACTGCGGCGATCGAAGGACGCGACAGTCTTTGGTATCGTCAGGTAACAAACCGAGCAGAGCGACTCATGACTAGAATGGAAAACGTCTAAGGAAAAAAACTTTGTTATGAAACATTATATGGGTGTTGGGGGCGAGATGCTCCATGATGCTGGTATTACAATCATCGATGAAAACGGTGATATAAAATTTGCTAGTATGTATGAAAGATTTTCTGGTAAGAAACATGATGCAGTCATGTCTAAAGAATTTCTGAAGGAATGGTCGACCAGATATCCAAATACCAGTTTATACACCAATGATGATTGGGCATACAGATTAAAATTTAGAACCGACTTCCTTACTCCTTCAGCTGATGCTTTTTCTGAACTGCGCGGGAAAGAAGATCTCCCTTGGAGCGAACTTCCCGAACATCATGAAAAAAATAGTGAGTTACAATACGAACTCGCCCTTGCGCGCAAAATGGGAAAACGACCTAATAGGAAGTGGTGGGGTCAACACCCAGCGGAGAGGGGTGATATAGTAACAGCATGCGAGCATCATCGCGCGCATGCGTCAGCTGCTTTTGCAACTAGACCAAAAAGTTTCGCGAAAGAAGAATGTGTGATGCTAGTGATCGATGGTGTCGGCGAGATGAGATCTTCGGCAACTTATAACCACGATTTAGAACTAGTAGAAGAAACTAATTTCCCCAGATCAGTTGGTTACTTGTACGCCAATTTTACCGATAAAATGCCAGGATTGAGATCTAATGATGACGAATATGTTGTCATGGGTTTATCTTGCTATGGCGAACCAACTCATTGGGAAAAAGCATTTGAGATGTATAAGTGCGTTCCCTCTTGGACTTTGGAAGATCAAGATGGGTTTGAGAATGTCCCTTGGCAAGAAAAATACAGGATAAAAACATTATTCCTATCAAAAATTATTGATTTCCTGTTGCGCGAAACCAAAAACGAAAAAGATGCTGCTGCCTCACTGCAAAGGATGACGGAAGAAGTCATATATGAATTTGCTGCCAAAGCAAGAAAGTACGGAAACAAACTTTGCTACAGTGGCGGTGTTGCTCAAAATATTATGGCAAATAATCGGATCCGAGAACTATTCGATGATGTCTGGATCGATGTGAACCCAGGAGACGGTGGCGGATCTCTTGGTGCAGCTGCTTATTTCTACATGAAAGAAACTGGCGCTGATAGGATCAATTGGGAACACCCATACCTTGGATATGAGATTGAAGGTTGGTTAGACCCAGAGATGGTTGTTGATTACCTGCTAAAGAAAAAAGTTTGTGGTGTTGCGAACGGACCCGCAGAATTTTCTTATAGAGCATATGGCAATCGCTCTCTGCTCGGCGACGTGAGATATGATGTAAAGGATACTGTCAATAATATTAAACAGAGGCAACTCTACAGACCTTTCGCTCCTGCGATTCTAGAGGAGCACGTCGACGATTACTTTGAAGGTTACACCAATCGGTGGATGCAATTTAGTGCTCAGGCGAAACACGACTATGGGTCGGTGACTCACGTAGATGGTTCTGGTCGAGTACAGTTAGTACACAAAGACTCTCAATCTGCACTGCGTAAGATACTCGAGTGCTATTACGATCGCACTGGCGTGCCTATGCTACTAAACACTTCTTTGAATATCAGAGGCAAACCTATGGTTAACAATAGGGATCAAGCAACTGCGTTCGAAGATATGTATAATGTTAAAGTCTTCACTTCATGAACATCTGGATGATCGTCGTTTCTGGCGATCAGAAGTCTGATTATTATTCTAAAATATGTCTTGACAGATGGCGAAAATTAGGGTACAATATAACTAAGAAAGAAGGAATCGTACCTGATACTCTTGGTGACGAATTACCTTTCGCAGAATGTAAGTTCAATGGCAACAAGTTTACACCAATTGAAAAAGCGATATGGTATAGTCATTACAATTTATGGAAGCAAGTTACAGAACCAACGTGTATTATTGAGCACGACACGTATCCGTATAAAGAACTTCCTAAATTTAAAGATCCTATAGGATTCTTTTCCACGTTTCCTCGCAACGACAATGCATGGCAAGGTAAGAGAGAAGTAGTCTCTCCAGGATCCGGATACTATGTTAATAGGACAGGCGCCAGTATACTTCGCGATTGGGCAATTTCTAAACCCATAGATGAGAACGTTGATGGACACCTACATAAGACTGCAAAGATAATGTTAAAAACTAAAGAGAAGGATTTCAATGATTACCACTTGCAGTTTGCATCTTGCTTTCAGGTAGTAAACTATGACGTTGGTACATCTGCGGAACATAACACATGAAGCGAGCAATTTATCAAGTAGCAGTTGGACCACAGTCTAAGTTGTACAAATACTGCGTGGCGAGCGTCAAAGAATATGCTGATAAAATCGGCGCAGACCACATTGTACAAACTCAACCAAAGTTATGGATCAAACCTGATCCGTTTACAGGGCAACGTAGTAAAGAGTCATACGAAAAGTATGGCGGGTTCTTACCGATATTTGAAAAGGAGAACGTCTTTGAATACTTTAAAGATTTCGATCAAGTTGCGGTTATCGACGCAGATATTTTTATCAAACCTGATGCACCCGATGTATTCGCTGACATCAGTACCGATTATCACTTCGCTGCTCAATTTGAGCGCGAACTACCAGTAAACCAAAGATACTCCCAGCAGATTAACAAGTACTCGCGCGAGCAGTTGACAAACTCAGTATGTAAACAGTTTGACTGGGATTTTGATCACCCCCATGGCGGCGAGTTCTTTAACTCTGGGATGATTGTGTATAACTGTAAAAAGATGTTGGAGGTGCTGGGTAACACCACGCCAAAGCAGTTTATGCAACGTTCTTACTTCCGCGATTTTATTGACGGCATCGGTGCTTTCCGTTGGCAGACCGATCAGATCACTTTGAATTATTGGGCAAGAAAAGACGACCTAAGTATTCAGCATGTAGATTGGAAGTTTAACGCATTGTTTGGTGCACTACAACAGGGAAAGATCGCTGAGGCGCATTTTGTCCACTTCTTCATGCGCCATAAGTTACCGAATAACGGTGAGAACATTGATGAATTAGCAGGGGCGATTGCTACAATATGAAAAGATTAATTTATCAAGTTTATGTCGGTAAGAAGTCTAGACTGTACGATCACTGCATAGAATCAGTCAAGCAATACGCTGAAAAAATTGGCGCAGAGCATATTTTACAAACTCAACCTAAACTACGCATTGTTCCTGATGTTTTCCGTACGCAACGAGAAGGTAAGTGTGGCGGTTGGAAAGAACTAGGATACCTGCCTATCTTTGAAAAAGAGAATGCGTTTGAGTTGATAGATGACTATGATCAAATTCTTATTCTTGACGCAGATATGTACATCCGCCCCGATGCTTCTAACATATTTGAAGAGATAGAACCTACATTCGCGTTCGGTGGTGTTGCTGAATGCGATATGCCCTCTAATGCTCAACACATGGTAAAACTTAAAGAATATTCGCATATGCAGTATGGTCATGTCTCTAATAGGATAAAGGGTTGGCGATACCATGATGCATGCGGTCTAGAATTTTTTAATATGGGTTTGATGCTGATAAACACTCGGGCGATGAAACCATACCTCAAAGGGCAAACTCCTCGCCAGTTTTTAGAACGTCCTGAGTTTCAAGATATGGTAGACGGAGTCGGGTATTACAAGTGGTCGACTGATCAAACTCTACTCAACTATTGGTTGAAGAAAGAGGGTATCCCGACTAAGTATCTTGACTGGAAATATAACGGACTCTTTGGTTGCTTTTGGGGAGACAACATAAAAAAATGCGAGTTCGTCCATTTTCACTTAAAAGATAAGATGCCAGAAAAGGGCGAGAACGTTGAAAAGTTGATGGAACAAATATGAATATATTATTGACTGGCACAAGAGGTTATCGCCCAGGATTCATCGGGAACAATTTCCTAAAGTTATACAAAGACAAGTATGACATTTTTGAATATGATGGTGACATCCGAAACTTTGATATGAAACTGAGTGCGTTTGACTACGACATGGTCGTGCATCTTGCGGCACTCGCAGGTGTTCGTCGTTCGCACGAGATCCCTACAGAATACTGGGACGTCAATGTAAAAGCATCACAATTAATATTCAAGCAGTGTGAAGAAGCACGTATTCCAATTATCTATGCTTCCTCTTCTTCGATATATGAGTGGTGGTTGTCGCCATACGCCAGTACCAAATGGTTTATGGAATGTATCGCGCCACCCGATGCGCTCGGTCTAAGATTCCACACAGTGTATGGTCCAAACAGTCGTACCGATATGCTATACGATAAGTTGCTAAAGCGCGAAGTCGAGTATATTACTGATCACGTCAGAGATTGGACTCATGTTGAAGATGTTTGCAGTGCTATAGACGTTTGTATACAAAATTTTCAAGACATGAAACACCTTGTCGCAATAGATGTCGGCACTGGTGATCCTGTGACAGTTAAACAACTCGCAGATAAAGTTTGGCCAGATAACAATTTGCCAATCCGCAAAGTAACTGGCGAACGAACGATTACTTGCGCCGACCCTTCCGTATTAAAGGAATTTGGTTGGGAACCTAAGCATCACATATTATGTGGATGATAGATAAAAAAATATTTGTGCATATCCCAAAGTGTGCGGGTATGACGATTAGACGCAGTCCTAATTTAGAGAACCGCATTCATCACGTGGACTCAGTTGAAGATCTAAAGAACAAGGAATACTATGACGGTCTTGTTCAGCACATGATAAAGGTAGAAAAGACTGGTCCCAATCCTACTCGCGCCCAGATCGGTGTTGGTCACTGTCGTTGGCGCGATATTCACCCTTCGCTTAGAAACACAATGGATTCTTTCGCTGTGATTCGTAACCCATGGGACAGAGTGGTATCCAGATATTTCTTCGCGCGCAAGACTACGTTCGTAGAAGGTAAAGACCCTGTCGGAAAATTTAAGTTGGATTCGTTTGAGGATTTCCTAGAAGAACGGCACGAGTGGGGCAACGTAGAGTACATGTGGCATCGTGCTATACGAGGATGGTTTCCTGCTAAAGAACATGTCAGCGATTCGGAAGGCAATATTCGTTGCGATATAATTAGATTTGAGAATTTAAATAGCGACCTCGAGAAATATTTCGGTATATTGAAAATGGATCGCGCGAGGAACGTCACAGGGTTGAACGAAGGCACGTACATGGATATGTACAACGATAAGACAATACAAATCGTTGCCGATTGGTACAAGGATGATATAGATACTTGGGGATATGATTTCGACACAGGTCCCACCAAAAATTACTGGGCAGAAAAATTATGATGGCATTAACTGATAACGACGATTCGCACAATATCATGCACTTTGTAAAAGAAGGTTCGGTGGGTGCTGAGATCGGCGTTTGGATGGGAAGTTCTTCCAAGCAGTTTATTAAACGCAACCCCAAGAAACTGTATTTGGTAGATCCTTGGGCAGTTACTGGATACCAACCTGCTATTGAGGCAGGTGATGAAACTTTTAGTGAGGAAACTTACTATAACAAGTATTCTAAAATTACAGGTGGCGCTGATAAAGTCACTTTCACCAAATACTATGACGATATTGCAGAAAAAGTTAATAAAGAATATGGCAAATTGCCTAACGTAGAAATTTGCCGTATGAATTCAACCGATTGGTTTGACCAATTCGACGCACCGTTTTTAGATTGGATCTATATTGACGGTGACCATTCATACACTGGAGCATACAGCGATTTTTGTAATGCATTAAAAGTTGTCAAGACTGGTGGTGTTATCATCGGCGATGACTATAAGTGGGGTCGTGACGGAGATAAAGGTGGAGTCAAGAAAGCAGTTAATAAATGGGCGAGCGACAATTTTTTGACTCTAGAGAAATACGGGAATAATCAAGTGGTGGTACGACTATGAAAGATTGGGACGATAATCCATTTTTTAATTTCAGTAATGTAGATAAAGAAGCAAATAAAAAAGGCAGTGGCAGTATCAGTAATGCTCACTACAATCCAAAGTTCGGTAGAACTATTTGCGAAGTACACCGTGAGATCTATGATATCCTGTTTGAAGATTTAAAAGAGAGCGAACACTACGATGCTGTTTTAGATATGCTAGAAGAGGCATACCAAATGGCAAAGAAGATGGACGCTAAACTGCGCCAATATAAAAATAACTATGATGATGATTGGTGGGAAAAAGAACGAGACACTGTTATTAAAGAAAAGTTGAGGGTGCGCAGTGAAAGGGAGAATAATCTACCTTAAAAATCATGATGCTTCGATCAAGCAAGCGGAAGAAGCGGAATCATCTTTAAGTAAGTTTGGTTGGGAAGTGCAGTTGACTCCTGGGTATACAGCGGAGACTGTACAGTCGGGTAAACACGCATTTAATATTCTACCCAACGGTCGTCTGAGTTGCTTTGAAGGCAAAAAGTTCTTCACTAAAAAAGCATGCGTCATGAATAATATTTCTTTCTGGAACGAAGTTATTCAGAAGGACGAACCAATGGCATTTTTCGAGCACGACGTCATTGCTTGCTCTACACCCGATTTCGCTTTGCTTAATCGTACGAAAGACTTTTGTTTTTTGAGTATGGACTATGCTTTCGATTGGGGTGCCTTGGCGGGTAAGTTTCGTTGGCGTCCTGAACCTGCCCTCGCGCACGAGATCAGAGATTTTCCTAAAGATTATCCACTTACACACCACCGCATGTGTATGTACAACGGTGCGCAATTAACACCAGGAACCGCTGCTTATGTGATTACACCATCGGGCGCCAGAAAGTTAATTGCTGCTGTACAAAATTATGGATTGGAGCAGTCAGACTACATAATTAATTCTCATAATGTCAAAATGCAATATTATGCACCGTCAGTTTGCAAATATAACAAGGTTAATCTAGGCACTTCTAATGCAAAATAAACCTTTGATGCAAGATAATGAGATAGAACTTATAGAAAAATATCTCAACAAAGATGTTAATATGTTGGAGTATGGTTCGGGCAACAGTACACTATACTACTCAGAAAGGGTGAGGAAGTTGACCTCATTAGAGTACAATCGCAGATGGTTCAATAAAGTTAACGAGCAAGTAAAAAAGTTGCCGCATGTAAAATTAGTTTTCATACCTTGTAAGAAGGTTAAACCAGCGACATACAAGGAATATAAAGAATATATTGATTGGCCGAAAAGTCAAAAAGAAATATGGGATGTAGTATTGATTGATGGACGTGCTAGGCAATGGTGCGCAAAATCTATACTTGACAATATAACAAAAGATTCTGTTGTTTTCGTGCATGATTGGGGTCCGCTTGACAATCCAAAAAGAGAAAGGTATAATAGGATACTGGACTGGTATGAAGTGGTAGAGGAAGCGCATAGTTTGGTTGCACTCAGGAAAAAATGAATAAATTATTTGTCATCACTATACTGGACGACCCCGACTCTGTAGCAAGAGCAGTGCGCGGTATCGCTACAGTTGCGCAATACACTGAGATTAGGGACACTAGCACGTTTCGCGCAACCGTTCCAGACACTATATACGATGATACCGTAGAATGTTTCGGTAGGGATGTAGATTGGACTTGGCCGACTTCGCACAGCGGTGAAGGTCTGGACTTCTCTACTGGACTCTACAAAAGGATGTACGAAGCGAAAGATCAGAAACGAGTTATAGCATGTGCGCTGAGTCATTTTCGCTTATGGAAAAAATGTGTTGAGTTAGACGAACCAATCGTCATACTTGAACACGACGCAAGATTCATTCGAGAGTTTGACA